CAATATAAAAAATTCTACGTTCAGGTGCTCTTGAAATGCGATAGATAACCAATGCATCTTCAATCATTCTTAATTGATTAACAGGCTTAATTACTTTATGTAAATAAGATAAAACTCTACCACTATTTTGGTCTATTACACCAGAAGGAACATATGTTATAGCATCACCAGCAATTCTAATTCCCTGTCTTGAACCATCATATCCAGCGTGTTCTAATCCTTTTTCATTATAGATATAATATTCTTCAATTTTTTTAATCATTTCTACGCCAGTAGATACATCTTTTTCTTTCTTAACTTCTCTGATTTTTTTGATTTTAGTTGCATCAATATATCTAAGAGCAATTACTCCCTTTTTGGGATTTTTATTATCAATAACTTTATGAAAGTAAATTTTACCATCAACATACCAACGTCTGAAAATATCATGTCCTTTTTCTTCAAATTCCATAAGAGAAAGAACATTATCAAATTCTTCGCGAATAATTTTTTTAATTTTGTTTGGGTATGGTAACCTATCAAGAGTAACCATAACAGATTGAGACATTTCATCTGAAGTGATTGCCTCGTTAACTATATCTTCAATAGCACTATCGCATTCTGGTTGTTGTGCGATTTCTCTATAACGTCTTACTAACTCAAGCTCTGTTCTTTCATTCCCATCCGTATTAAGAACAGAAGAAAAGAAACCGCCGCCAGCAACCTCTGTGCTACCGTCGTCAGGAGTCGGGACAGTGAAACTATCTCCACTGTCCTTATCCTGTTTACGAGTAATGCTAAATCCGAAAAGTTCTGCCATAATATCTCCTTACTACTATTTAGGTAGTTGAGATTATATAGTTATATACTAAAACGGACCAGAAGGTGCATCTGCGATTACACCATCTGTGACAAAATGTTGATATCTAAATGTAACATCAAAAGTTTCAATCTCAGCTGACCCACCAGCAGTCAAAGCAATTGCACTTACACTTAATGGAAACGCATTAACAAAAGTATATGTTTTCAACAATCTATCATCCCTGTCAAGTTGTGAAACTTTAAGGTCAGCAGTATAATCATTATGATTAGTAAGTCCTTGTCCCGTAACAAGATGATTCAAACTATTATTCCACCTTTCCATTGCATTTCTAATTGCAAAGTTTGTGTCATTATAAAATGTAACAGTCCATTCTTCAAAAGTTCTATCACCCGCGATATAGATACTTCTACCACGAAACGGTACTGCGATTTCTTCAACTGTCATTCCAGGCAGCTGTGCTGATGTGCATAAAAATGCAGCATTTCTGGTATCAAGTCCAACAGCACCTTCAGGAGGATTGTTAATTTCAACCCGAAACTGGTTTGCTCTTGCACCGCCACCAATTAGTTGCGATCTAAATTCGTCTAATGTTCCAACCATTTTCGTTGCTCCTTATTAGAATCTGCCAATAACTTCACTGAACGAAACACCAGTTCGTACAGCAACAAAGTTAAGACTGATAAAGTTAATTGAACGAGCAGGTTTAATGTAGATGTCAGCAATAAATTCATTCCTGTCAATAACTTCACCTGTGTTGTTAGTGCCATCGCAGACCACTGTAAAATCAGTGATACCTCTACGACCCTGAACATCTCGCAAAAAAGGTTCTACTAAATTACGGAACTGCGCTCGTGTAAACTCATCGTTGAATTCGAAGAGTGTAAACTTAGCAGCTGTCGCAATTGCTTTTTCAAGAACAAGGAACAATCTACGCACGTTGATTCTATCAAAAGCACTTGGTTTGGTTTGGGCAGTTTTATCACCAAACAGAACCACACCCTGGCCAGGAAAATCAACAACAGGATTAATCCGAGCCTTATAAAGAATATCTCTTTCAGATTGCATTGGGTTATAAGCAACTTTAATTGCACCACGAACATTACCGCGATTATAACCGCCAGGAGAGAACCACGGATCAGCAACTCTATCTGTATTTGCACAAAGTCCGGCAATATCACCGTTCAAAGGAACAAAACGGAAAACATCATTGTATTTGTCATACATGTATTTGTAACCGCTATCATATACAACATATGAAGACGAAGGTAAAGTGTCAAAAGAATTTTTAACGTTTACTGTTTGTGTGTTTGAACTCTGAACATTGACAACTGATTGTCTAGCCGGAGAGATAAAACCAACACAATCTTTACGAAGTTCGCAAATATCTGTAATCATTGTTCCATGTGTGTCAAACTCATCACCCGAAGTACCAAATGAACTTCCCGTAACTGTTACTGAAGGACCACCAAGAATAAAGTTAATATCATGGAGTTCTGCATTTGCAAACAAGTCATATGCAGTACGTTTCTCACCGAGAGTAACTGAATAATCGTCTGTTCCTCCAGTCAAACCATCAATCGTTGGTGTATCAACTAAAGTATACACACCACCACCAGCACCAGAATCCTGAATAACTTTATCACCAGCATTCGTCGAAGAACTATCTGTACCATTTAATATAACAGAAGAACCTTCATCTGATCCAGTTGCATCAGTTCCGTTTAATACGATATCATTACTAAGGTCTAAATCACTACCCCAGTTAGTACCAGCGCCTAGATGATCCATCCAGTAGATATTTGCAGATTGTGTATAAATCACATCAGCATAATAATTTGTTCCACCTTGAGCTGTTCTAGCTTTTGGATTTTTAGAAAGTGCACTATATGTTTCTAAAACTGCAAGAGTTCTTTGACCAGCAACACTTTCGGAATAACCTGAAAGTTTACCTGTTGTGTCATATACAACAATATGCATTTCATCGCCTGTTCCACGACCTTCTTGAGTAGACCATTGCGAAGTGCCTGGTGCTGTATCAAACAAATCATAAAACTTCCAACGACGACGAATAAAAGAATTGTTAGCAAGAGATGCAACCAATCCCGTTCCGTTTGGATTATCTAGTTCACGAATTGTAATTGTGTTGGCTGATGTATCGCGAGCAGTTACTTCATATTCTTTGCCTGCATGACCCGTAGCAGGAGTTCCAAAACCACTATCTGTGAAAAATGAAACAACATCACCAACGTTAATTACGTTAGATGCAAGATCAACATCATCAACAATCACAGATGTTGCACCAGAAGATGCAGCACCATTTACTTGGTTTGCACCAGTAATATTTTGTGAAAATGCTGTAGATGTTGCACAAATAGAAACTGCAAGTGAATTTCCCCAATCACCAGCGGTTCTAGCAGCCCAAGGACCAACGCTACCTTGACCATCAGCAAAAGAACCTAAATAATGTTCTGTATCTCTAATCAACACACCCAATTCAGAGGCAGCACTTTTAACATCAGATTCACAACGTACAACTTTTAATGCATTTGAATATTGCAAAAAGTTTGCCGCAGTGAACCAGAATTCAAAATTACTACCATTTGGTTCGCCAAAGATACTTCTTAGTTCTGCTTCTGTCCCAATATTTACAACCGAAGCTACAGGGCCTTTCTCAAAAGGACCAGCAACAGCGCCAATATTTGTTTGTACGGCAGGTATAATATTAGTGAGATCAATTTCTCTAACCTGAACGCCTGGAGAGACTAAAAAACCCATTTTCGTACTCCTTCAATCTGTAAAGTTTATAAACTTTATTAGTTATTCTTCTTTGTATTATTTATAAAAATAAAGATCCTAAAAACCTTTTTTTATATGTTGTAATTCTTATAAATATTTACATGTTAACGCATTATGAAAAATATAAATGCACTATAAAAAAAGTTGCAAAACGTAATTATCGACAACGTATTGTGTGGCTAAATGAGTATCTTGCCGAGAAGTCATGCATTCATTGTGGTGAAAGTGAAACTGTTTGTCTTAAATTTTATCCTTATAATAATAAAATAAGAAAACTTACTCAACGTAAGGGAATGAATGATGGAAGTAGAAAAGAATTAAATGAACTTATAAAAAAATCTAAGATTGTGTGTTTAAATTGTTTCATCAAACTGGATTCAGATTTAATAGAATTTATTTAGTATTACCAATTCGTATTAAAATCTCTGGTAACTGTTGTCCATTTGGTTCCGTATTCATCAATATCATCACCAAAGGGATCATCAATACCATTTACAATAAAACCAAATGGTGCCATATCTTGTTCTAACATATCTTGTTGTTCTCTTATCATAGTTTTTCGTATATCATTATCAGTAAGTTCTTTAAAATATGTTTGGTCTGTTGCCCAAGCAAAAATAAACATGCAAGCAACCAAATCATCGTTGCAACCATCATCAGCCTGATGAGATGAACCTCTGATAATAAATGTAGACAATTCATTTACACAGTCATAATCTTCTATAATAAGTTTGTCATCTTCTATCAATTGTTTGAGATTAGAACAACCAATCTTTTTAACCGCCTTTGTTGTTCTTACACCCAATTGTGCTCTACCCCCTGAGAATCCCGCTCCTAGTACCTGGCCTGCTCTACCTCGCATCGAAGCCATAACTAGGTTGTCATACTCAAGATCAAACTGTAACGTGTTGGCGACCTGCTCACCTATGTCATTCACCTCTACCATGACATATGCTTGATTATATGCTTTAGCAACTTCATGAATTTTGGTGGGAAACAGAAGCGGTTTAATTTCATTATCTCTAAACTTTGCAACCATCTTATATGGTATCTCAGTTATATCAAATACCACAAATGCAGAATAATCATTTGCAGTACCACGAGATACATCAGCAGTTAACATGTAAACATTTTGTTCTATTGGTCTTGTGTGAATGTCTAAACCTGCATTTGATTGAATCGGATTTCGATATGTTAAATTCTTTAATCTTTGTGCACTAATTAATGTGTCAATAGAACCTAGAAAATGACATTCAAATTCAGCATTAAATTGTGATTCAGAAGTATTTCGTATTGTTTCTATTTTCCAATTTTCATCTCTGCCAGGAACTTCACTCCAATGAACTTCTGTTGCAACATAATCATTTCTTTTTTCTTGTGAATCTACCCATATTTTATAGAACATGTTCATACCATGCGGCGTAGAAACAATAATTACCTTTGTGTTTTGACCAGAAGTAATTGTAGGATAAACAGATGCAAAAAATTGTTCTGCAACATTTGAGGGAACAAACGCAAACTCATCAAGAAAAATTATATTATAAGAACCACCACGAATTGCACTTGAAGAAGTTGCAGCTGCAATAACCCTACTACCATTTTCTAACTCAATATTACCTTTGTTCCATGCAATAATACCTTGCTGCATCCAGTTAGGAAGGTTCTCATAAGCAAGTTGTAGTCTGCCAAGAATATCTCTTGCAGTAACGGATTTGTTTGCAAGAACAGCAATATTTACATTTGGATTAAACAATGCATAGTGCAAAAGGTATGATATAATAGTAGTTGATTTGCCGGATTGTCTAGGTAATTTGTAAATGGTAAATCTATTATTATGCATAGAAGATACCATATCTTTTTGAAAATCATACATATCAAATGGCACCAAACCATGATCAAGAGAAACTATTTGAACATAATTTGAGATAAAATAAATAGGATCAGCTGCGCATTTATGGAACTCTTTAATGTTTTTCTTTGTAAACTCTACAGCTGTGTTAATCTTTTTTAAATTGGGATTGCCTAGATATTGGTTTTGGTCAGCCATTAACTAATTCTCTATTTTTAATATGTTCTTCTTCAATATCATCCTTAGATTGTCCGAAATATGCAACCCCATTGTGTGTGTCAATAAGAAGTTGATTTAGAGTTGTATCATCAACAACAAACTCTCCAAGAATACGACCATATTTACCAACACCATCTTTTTTGGTGCGTAGAACTTGTGTTGATCCAATTGGTAGATGGGCTAAAACAAATTCCTTTGCCATCAATCCATATACCTTTTCTTCTTTGTCGCTTGTCCTAGATTCAGGTGTATCAACACCATAGAATCGAACTCTCTGTTTTTTCATCCATACACCAAAACCTAAATCAATATCTACATCAGCGGTGTCACCGTCTATTACTTTAACAATTTTGCATTGATATTCAAACATCATTTACTCCTTCATATATTTAGGTTCAAATCTGAGAGTATCATTATAAATTTTATGTCAATATTTCTTCATAAACCTCAAAAGGAATTTTTTCATTCCTTCTCCAAAACTGACCATCTTCCAAAACTAATTTAATTCTATCTGGATTTTTTCTTCTTTTTTGTCTATAGACATAATTATATTTTTCATCAGTCGCCCCTTGCAAAATTTTAATTAAAGAAGGTTCTTTTGTTTTATTCTTTCTATAATTATTATCCTTTAAATATTTGTGTATATATTCTTTTGCAGGTTGTTTATATGTTTCCCAAGTACCACCATGTTTAATATCATGATTAACTATTGACCATCTTTGAAAATTTGGAGTGTTGAAAAAACTTAAAGTAGATTTCCATTCTTTGGTAGTTGTAAATGTAAAAATCATACGGCTATCTACATCTTGCCATTTAAAACAAAAGTTGCACCACCAAAACAAATCAAATATAGTTTTAATTTCTATTGGTGCAAAATCAACATGTTCAAACATAATTCTAGCTAACTGTTCCATTCTAAGTTTATAAGTTTTTGGATTTTTGGGTGGCATATCACTATCAACACCACCACCAAATGCACCCCATGTAAAAATACTTTCCCAATCGTCAGCATGTTTATCTAAATTTTTGTGTAGAGCATCACTACCGAAACATTGATCTCCACATTCCCCCGTTACTTTGATAATGTTATGGTTATTAAATAAAGTTTCATCTAACATTACCTTATCTGATAAAGGATCGTTTCTACCCTTTACCATTTTCTCCCACATCAATGGAAACTCTACAATTGATTCTTTAGTGTATCGGATATTGAGTATGTCAGATTCAGATTTAGTTTCTAATAGT